AGGCTGCTTGGAGTGCTAATGTCGATGATGCAAGTGAGACTTTGAGTTTCTCCTTCACCACCAATACTTTGCCTACCTTTACTCAGGGTGCTAAGGCTTCTTACGAAGAAGGCACTTTCAATGCTGGTACGCTTCCTGAGCTGGCTGCTGCTGGCACTCAAGTTGTTACTGGTATCACCAGTGCTACTGCTTCTGCTCCCGTATTTACTGGTGATAAGTTTGCTGCTTCCTTTACTGGCGCTTCTGCTAATATTACCGCAACCTTTACCGGTGATAAGACTTCTGTAGTCAGCGGTGTTAATTATGATAAGGCCGGTGTCGATGCTGAAAAGACTAAGTTTACCGCTGGAGCAATTGAGCTCGATGTGGACGACGTAGTTGTCACTGCTAAGGACGTTACCGTTCAATAATCTAGCACTAGCGAGTTAAATGCTCGTTTATGAAAATAAAGGATGGTGAGTAAATGGCGGATAAGTACATTTCCAATGTAGAACTCGGCAGTACCATTTACTCCCTTAAAGATAAAGAGGCAAGAGCCGCGGTCAATGCATTGCAAACTGCGGTTTCTTCTTCTCTAATCTTTAAAGGTGTTGTCTCTAGTGCTGCCGATCTTACTAGTTTAAAGAACTACAAAGTCGGTTGGACATATAAAGCTAACGCATCTTTCTAGATTGCTTCTTTAGGCAAGCTTGAAGTAGGTGATATGATTATATGTATTAGTGATTATAGCTCTAGCTATAAAGCAAGTGACTGGACAGTAGTTCAAAACAATGTAGATACTATGACTGGGGCTTCCTCTACGGCCGCTGGCACGAGAGGTCTAGTACCAGCACCTCAAGCTGATGATAACGAAAAGTATCTTCGAGGCGATGGAACATGGGGTTCTCCTATCGCTAGTGTTGCTTGGGGGAATTTCAATGATTTAATAGGATAAGCCAAATGGCTTATCCTATTTTTTTTTGCATTTTTTCAAAATATATTGTATTATATGTATATAAGATAAAAGAGAAAAGACCTTTCCCAAACAAAAGCACAGTTTGAAAATAATTAAAAATTATATTATAATATATATAGTAAATGAGAAAAGGAGTTACAAGTTATGTATCCGATTGAGAAGTATAAGTTTTATACCAATGGTTCTCGCGTAATTGCAGTTTCTACCTATGCGGGCAAGACTGTGCGAGGTGTTGCAGTTTGCCATGCCGGTGATGCATTCTCTCTGGAGAAGGGTAAGAAGCTCGCTGCTCTGCGGTGTGCGGAGAAGATTGCCAAGAAGCGTGTTGCCCGTGCCAATCGAAAGGTTGACGAGGCTTATTGGGCATACGTCGATGCGGAGGCTTATCTTAATAAGATGGTCGATTATAAGGACGATGCCCTCTATGAGTTGAACGAGGTTATCGTTGCTAAAAACGATCTGCTTAATAGCCTGTAAGAAAATATCCTGAGCAAGATATAAAACTGCTCTATTCGGAGGATTAACCCTAATTGGCAAGGGAGCGGTCCTGAAAACCGCCAGTAACCGTGAACAACGGCGTAAGAGTTCGAGTCTCTTATCCTCCGCCAACGAATTAGACGAGAAATAGGAGGTAAAAGATGGACGCTTTAGAATTTCTAAAGGAGCGCAGAAGATTATGTAGCTGTTACGAGGAATGTATCAGCTGCCCGCTTAAAGGGGTCAAATGTAACATTAACAACTTTGTGACTGATGAACATTACAGTAAAATCATTGCTACCGTTGAGAAGTGATCAAAGGAACACCCTATCAAAACGCGGCAGAGCGTGTTTCTGAAGCAGTTCCCAAACGCCAGGCTTGACACAAATGGAATAATTGACATTTCACCGTGCCGAGTGGACCAGAAACAATATCCATTCAACGGCAAGGACTGCTGTAAATTTCGGTCTTGCGGTGAATGCCGCCGCAAGTTCTGGATGCAGGAGGTAGAATCATGAAAGCTGATCACATTGTAGAGGCTCTGACAGGTGACAGCGGATGGAGAAACATGGTCCCGCAGGTGGATAGCTCGGACTTTCCTACGCAGTGGGTGCCGTCAGCGTATGAGTGCAGCATCATTGAAGCGCAGGCGAAAGAGATCGAGAAGTTGCGGGCGCAGGCGCCCACGGTGCGGCATGGGCGGTGGGACGGAAATGATTGTACCGTATGCAAACTTCCGTGGAATTATAACATGGTGCAAAATGCAGATGATTGGGGGTATTTTGACCCTATGCCTGACTACTGTCCCAACTGCGGGGCAAAGATGGACGGAGGTGCTGACAATGCCTGCTTGTAAAGCCTGTGGTGAATGGTTTGCCAAAACCAATCCACATGAAGAACTTTGTTTCAAATGCGAGTATTCGTTGCATAGGTTGTCCAGCTATGTTGCCCGTGTGGTACGGTGCAAGGACTGCAAGCACTATGATTTAGGAGTTTGCCTGAAAATCTATTCGGATGGCAACGCACAAAAAGATTCGTGGCAATCTCGTAACCCAGATGATTTTTGCAGTTACGGGGAGAGAAAGAGAAATAATCCTGGATTATTTACAATGAAAGCCAAATGAGAAATTTGCAAAAATATAAATATTATGATATAATATTTATATAAAGTAAGGGAAGAACTTCTTCTCTTATATGCCCAAGTAGAAGAACTGGTATATTCAGCAGGCTCAAACCCTGCCGGTCATTGACCACTGTGGGTTCGAATCCCACCTTGGGTACCAGTGGCGCCGGCTATCGCGTAATACCGGATAATCAAAGAGGTATCGGTTGAAGATGGTTCGAAACATCCAGATCTTATGGCCTCCGCCATGCCAAATGCGAACGTAGTCAAGTGGTTTAAGACCCCGGCCTGCAAAGCCGTGTGACCCGCAAGGGCGTGAGTTCGAATCTCACCGTTCGCTCCATAAGACCTTAACAGCAATAAAAAATGGATTGTAAATCCGTCGCTTATGTGCTACGCAGGTTCGAATCCTGCCCTCCCCACCACTATATGGCGGAGGTAGGGAAGTGGTTAAACCCAACGGAACCGAAAAGAAAAGGTCTAGAATTTAATCTCCCTTGTCCAAGGGAGTAACTAAAAATCAAAAGGAGATTGATACGATGAATACTTTTATGAACGCTATGAAGCAAGATACCAACTTTACCTTGACTGAGAATGGCGCAGTTACCCATAAGTCCACTCTGAATGGTCTTATGGATTTGTTCGCGCTCGGCGGAGCATACCGCACTCGTTCTGATGCAGATTGTATCACTTTGTTCAAGGCGGCCTTTGACGAGGATGAAGCTCATGCTTTAAAGTGCCTGTTCTATCTGCGTGATGTGCGCGGCGGCCAGGGTGAGCGTCGTTTCTTCCGCGTTGTGACCAACTGGCTCGCTTCTCACGAGACTGAGGCTATGCGTCGTAACCTCCAGTTTGTGCCTGAGTACGGTCGCTGGGACGATCTGTATATCTTTGTTGGCACTCCTCTGGAGAAGGATGCTTTCAATCTGATGCGCCATCAGCTGGCTTTGGATGTCTCTTGCAAGACTCCTTCTCTGCTTGCTAAGTGGTTGAAGTCTGAGAATACCAGCTCTAATGAATCTCGCCATCTGGCGGTGATTACCCGCAATCACTTCGGCATGACTGCTAAGCAGTACCGTAAGACTCTCTCTACTCTGCGTGAGCGTATCCGCATTGTCGAGCGCCTCATGTCTGAGAATCGTTGGGACGAGATTGAGTTCGACAAGATTCCTTCTCGTGCCGGCGTAATTTATCGCAATGCGTTTGCTCGCCGCGATATGATTAAGGCTAAGTATGAGGCTTTCGCTAAGGATACTGAGACTAAGGTTAATGCCAGTGCTCTCTATCCTCACGACATTGCACATCGTGCCTTTGAAGCCAATCGTAAGGGATTGGGCGGTCCTGATCGTCTGATGCTTCAGAAGTATTGGGAGAACCTTCCTAACTACTACGGTGATAATATCGAGAATGGCATTGCTGTTGTCGATGTTTCTGGCTCTATGGCCGGTGTTCCTATGGAGGCTGCGGTTTCTATGGGTGCGTACATCGCAGATAAGGCGCACGGTCCTTTTGCCAACCACTTTATTACCTTCTCAGATCATCCTGAGCTGGTGAAGTTCGAGGGAGCAGACATTACCGATAAGTTGTGCCGTTGCATTGGCGCAGATTGGGGCATGAACACTAATATCGAAGCTGTCTTCGATATGCTGCTCAGCACCGCAATGAAGCAAAGTGTAAAGCCTGAGGATATGCCTACTCGCGTCTATATCTTCTCTGATATGGAGTTTGACAAGTGTGTTGTCAGTAACTCTACTGATCGGGGTGACTGGGGGTATGGCATGCACAGCGATGCCATCCAGACTCTCTTTGAGGCTATGAAGGCTAAGTGGGCACGCTACGGTTACAAGATGCCTAGCTGCATCTTCTGGAACCTGAACGCCCGCAATAACAACATTCCCGCAATCGGCGATGGCTTTAGCTATGTAAGTGGCTTTAGCCCTGTCATGATTCAGCAGATTCTCAGCGGCAAGGACGGACTCGATCTAGTCCTTGAGAAGCTGGACGGCGAGCGTTACGCTCAGATTCACTAAACCGTTTCAAACGGGGAAATGGCAATTTTCTTGCCATTTCCCCGTCTTTTCTATTTATTGAAAAATAATTTAATTTATGATATAATAAATATATAAGGTAAGGAAAGGAAGTTACATAGATGCCATATCCATATCCAGCTGGAATGCCATTCCCAAGTTTGTTTATGTCTTCATTTGAACCGCCAGCGCGATCTGCTTCTGATTATTCTCTATATCGAGAAGATTTTGGTAGCATTTACAGTTTACTGAATACTATCAATAACCGTGAAAACAATAGCTTCATGCGTAACGAAGATTCGTCTCAGGAACGTGGAAATGAAGAGTGGAGTGGTACTTCTTCTTATGAAGAAGCTCAATCTCTCTTGATTCATGGTTATGAAGATCCGATCAAAGATATCAAGAGCAATTTAGCTAAAAATAAAAAATTGACAAGTAAAATCTACAGTTCAATTCCTAAGCCCATAGTCCAAAATAGAGTGGTAGGGTTTGTTCCAAACGTACCCAATGCTCTTAGAGGACTGCCAGAATCCATGATTACACTGGAGAAATTCCATAAGAAGAGAAAGACCATCTCTATTATCTATGCTACAGGCGGTAGCTGTGGCGTAGAAAGTGATGTTCTGGCATCTGCGGGCGCGGCGCTTGTATCTGCCATCAACCTCATTGAGTTGTCCGGTGTGCAAACTGAATTGTCGATTGGTTTTATGCCTACGAAAGAAATTAAGCAGATTATTTTCCCGACTGTAAAGATTAAAAGCTATGGTGAACGCTTTAACTTGCAGAAAATCTGCTTTCCGATGATTCACCCTGCGATGTTTAGACGAATTGGTTTTAAGTACCTTGAAACTTGTCCTGGTATGGTAGAAAATTTTTCTCACGGTTATGGCCGTCTGCCTGAGCTTGAAGTTTTGAAGACTCTTATCAAGGATAAAAATACCTATGTAATTAACCGTGCGTGGATTACTGAACATGAAAATGATATTGAAGAAATTCTTAAATATATGGAGGTCTGCTGATATGAATAGAGATAAGATGCTCAAAGCGATGATGAAGGCGGTGACTGATGCGGTCGTCGACGTGAATGTGGAAGAAATCCTGGCGAAAGTGTATCCTCAGATTGATGAGAAAATTCACGAGACTTATGGTTTCCTGCCGGAGGTCCATGAAGTGCGGACGCCGACTGCGACCCATAAGATCTGCGGCACTACGCATGAGAAGTTTGACGAAGTTCTCAATATCGTCAATCTGGATATCCCTGTTTATTTGACTGGCAAAGCGGGCACCGGCAAGAACGTTATTTGCCAGCAGGTTGCGGAAGCTCTGGGTCTGGATTTTTACTTCACCAACGCCGTTACGCAGGAGTACAAGCTGACTGGCTTCATTGATGCCAACGGCAATTATCAGGAAACCCAGTTTTATAAAGCTTTTACGAAGGGTGGTCTGTTCTTCTTGGACGAGATGGATGCGTCTATCCCTGAGACTCTGATTATTTTGAACGCGGCCATCGCGAATAGATACTTCGACTTCCCCAACGGCAAAGTTAGTGCGAACCCTAACTTTAGAGTCATCGCTGCTGGTAATACGGTTGGTACCGGTGCAGATAATAACTACACTGGTCGCTATTGCTTGGATAGAGCAAGTCTTGACCGTTTTGCTATGGTGAATATCGACTACTCTGAAAAGATTGAGATGGCTATGGCAGATAATAACAAGAATCTGGTATCTTTCTGCCATCGTTTCAGAGAGATTACCGATAAGGCTGGCATCGAGTGTCTGTTCTCCTATCGTACTATTGATAGAATTGCAAAACTCGAAACGGTAATCAGCAATCTGTCTGAGGTTCTGTCTATCTCGCTGCTTAAGGGCATGGACGAAGATACATTGTCTATTCTTAAGAACGAGCTGTCTGAAGCTAAAGATATGACAAATAACAAGTATGCGAAAGCTATTATCAATGGTAATAGCTGGGATTTTTAAGGAGGTAACCAATGATGATGGAAGGGTGGCTTTGCCCTCGGTGTCATAAGGTAAATGCACCTTGGGTATCACAATGTTCCTGTGAGGATTTTTGGCGTGACAAGATTACTTGCAATCCATGTACTACGGGAGCGTATCCAAGAGATAACTGGTCTGTTACTACAGCCACTAATACCGATGTGAGTAGCGATTCCACGAAGGCTGTGCCCTCGGTATAAGAATAAGGGGAGCTATCTATATAGCTCCCCTTTATTTTTTTGAAAAATTATAATATAATATATATAGAAAGTTAAGAAAGAGGGTTTTGTGATAAATGCTTGTTATTCTGTGGACTAAAGAAAATAAATATTATGCTTATTCCAAAGAGAACCATTGGACTGATAATATTCAGGCTGCTGGTAAGTTTAATACCTTAGAGGCAGCTCAGAAGCATGCAAAAAATGCTTTGAAAGATAAACTTCATGAATTGCAGTATCTCACTTTTGATGGTAAGGAAGTAAGCGAAGATCCCATTCCTACTTTAACAAAAGAAGAAGCTGAGGCTGCTTATGAAGAACTGCGGCAGGCTGCAGAAATCTTCGGCAAAGCTGCTGAAAAGATTCCGGCTATCACGAAATATTATGCTACTATACAATCTGAGCAGGATAGGCTGCAAGAAGATTTGCTCCATAAGTTTGAGTTTACCTCTCCCGGAAACATTATTTTCGTCAAACTGGGACGTATGCTTAAGGCTTGCCGAATCAAGAGAAGAGAGGCTAAAGATCGTCTTGGCTATATGATTGCTATTGGCGATGCTAAGGGTAAGAACATTCTTGCCGCGCATAACAATCATAACCACCTGATTGAAACTCGCAACTATAACCCGCGAGTTATGCCTGAACTGTTTAACTAAGAAAGAGGGTATACGATGAAACTATGGATTGATGACTTGCGGCCGGCACCGAGCGGATATATCTGGGTTAAAAGTGTAAAAGCAGCTAAAACCGCGATCTGGCAGTATGAACATAACATGATAGATGATAATATCTTGATTGACCTTGACCATGATGCTGGTGACTATGCGTCTGAAGGCGGGGACTATATTAAGTTACTCGATTGGCTAGAAGCTAAAAACATTGTAGACACAGGATATAGCTTTCATCTCCATAGTATGAATCCTGTCGGTGTTCAGAATATGAGAGCAATTATAAAGAAGAATGGATGGAGGGAGATTTAATGCATAAAGTATATTTAGTTGAACCTAAATATAGCTATGATGGAAAAGGGCTGGTAGCTGCGGATAGCGCAATACAAGCAAATAAAATCATTGATGATTTTATCCGACAAGATAACAGCAATGTTTTAGATTCTTGGGGGTATAATCACGTTGGTGAGTGTGATTGCGTTGAACATCTTTACTCCGATGAATTAGGTATTATCCTCTATGGAATTCATTATACGGGAGTGTGTTAAATGGGTAAGTTTTCAGAATTCGATCTAAAATGGTATGAAGAGGAAGATTTAGAAGACCTCGAAGCCGAATATCCGGGTCTTTTCGATAAGTCAAGAGAAGACCTAGACAAATTCGCTACTCAGCTATACTGGAAAGCGCAGAACCTAATCGAGGAAGCAAATAGCCTTGAGAGTAAGGCTGATGTTATTCGAACCTATCTGGATGCGACAGAAAGAGAGGAAGTGTTGTAATAATGGGAAAAATTACTCGTCATAGTAAAGAGCGCATTGTTCAGAGAACTGAGGGGTGTGAGAGTTTCGCAGAAGCTAAGAAATTAGCTAAGCAAGCTAAGCGGTCTGGGGCAACTATAAATCAGTTTCAGAAGTTCCCTAAGTTCTTTTCGTATCTTCAAAACAAGAGAGATCAGACTAATACCTGTTCTATTAGAGTCTATCGAGGCAACATTTATATCTGGCGTGGCAAAGATACATTGATTACCGCGCATCCTATCCCCGAAAGATATATTAAAGAAATGGAGGCTATTGGCGGTGACTGATGTTATGAGTAGAGTCCACGACCATCTCGATGAAAGTTTGCAGAGGTTTGACGAATCAAGAATCGTCGGTATCTTCCTGCAAGGTTCTCAGAACTATGGTCTTGAAACCCCTAAGAGCGATGTTGATACGAAACTGATTGTTACTCCTACTTTTGATGAAGTGGTTCTTAACAAGAAGCCTATCAGCACCACTCATGTAAGAGCAAACAACGAGCATACCGATCTGAAGGATATTCGATTGATGCTCGCCACCTTCCGCAAACAGAATCTTAACTTCATTGAAATTCTCTTTACCCCTTATGCTTGGGTAAACCCTCTTTTTGAAAGTGAATGGGGTCGTCTGACTGCGGCGCGCGAGCAGATTGCTCACTACTCTCCATATAGCGCAGTTAAGACCATGAAGGGTATCGCTATGGAGAAATATCATGCTATGGAGCATGAATATCCTAGCAAATTGGAAGTACTAGCCGAGTATGGCTACGACCCAAAACAGCTTCATCATCTCCTGCGGGTTCAGGAATATATCCATAGATACATCAATGGTGAATCCTACGAAGCATGCTTACATCCTAAGCGTCCTGAGTTTCTTGTGGCTGTTAAGCAGGGATACTTTAACCTTGAACAGGCTCGCACTTCTGCAGATGCAGCGATTGCTGATGTAATTAAAACTGCGGATGCTTTTTGCGAAAAGGTTGGTAAAACTTTTGATACAGAAGTAGATACTTTGCTTGACGATGTGCAGTACAATATTGTAAAAAGTGCATTGAAAGGAGAAATCTTGAGTGATTAAGAATTGGCTTGTCACAGGAGATACCCACGGTCAAGTCCTTGAGAGACTTAGTCACATTGGGTATCCTCCTGATGAAACTGCGTTGATTATCCTTGGTGATATGGGTCTTAATTTCTATCTAAATAAGACCGACCAGAAGAACAAGAGGAATGTCAACGTAACCGGAGTCCGCATTTATGCAGTCCGTGGCAACCATGAAGAGCGTCCAGAAAATCTTTTCATGGAGCAGATGTATGACGAGGATATTGATGGCGGAGTATATTATGAGCCAGAGTTTCCGAATATCAGATACCTCTTTGATGGAGAGAGTTATAATATTCATGGCTACTCTGTCCTTGTTATCGGCGGAGCGTATTCCGTAGATAAGTGGTATCGGCTTGGAGATCGTCCGGAAAATACAGATAGTTGGACCGGTTGGTTCAAGGACGAACAGTTAACCAAAAAAGAAATGGATGAAATTGGCGCATGGATTGATGGCAAACGTTACGATTTTGTCTTAACCCATACTTGTCCCATTTCTTGGGAGCCAAGAGATTTGTTTCTCTCTGGTCTTGACCAATCAAAAGTAGATAAGAGCATGGAACTTTGGCTTGAGGATATCAAAAGCAAAGTTGATTGGGAAGTATGGCTCTGCGGCCACTACCATGACGATCGGTTAATCCGACCTGGCGCAGAAATGTATTTCCATGACATTGAATCTCTTGATACAATTTGGGAGCGTTGGCAAGACCCTGAGAACATCGACTGGTGGTTGAAGAAGGATCCAAACTACTATATGGGTAGATAAAAAAATAAAGGGTCGAAGTATTAAATACTTCGACCCTTTTAATTAAAAGTCATGCCATTCAATTTTCTGCGGACTTCCAGTTCCACCGATCTTTTGATAGCCATTTGCTGTGGTATATTGCAAGATGGCATCTTCTACAAAGTAGATTTTGCCTTCTTCGCCTACCTCAGGAAGCTCAGAACGCTGTGTTACTTCAATGCTTCCACCTTTTTTAATCTGTTCCTTAACCCATTCTTTGAGTTTTGTATCATAGTGAGATAAAAGGTTAAGGTCAATAAGATTTTCTAATGCAACTGCCATTAGGAATCACTCCTTAACCAAATAATTTATCAATGTCTGCAATATCGGCTAAGCTGCCTTCAACGACAACTGTCCCACCGCCTCCGCCACTACTTGACTTTTGCTTAATCCATTGACCCTGGTTGTTCAACCGATAAATGCTAGAGGTTGCAACAACCTCGCAGGTACTGCCAGGGGCATAGTGGGTAGGAAGGGTGGCAATCTCGTCTTCAGTATCAGCTACTAGACGTACTAAATAGGGAGTTACTTTTTCCCCGCTCATCATCTGAGAATACATAGACAATCTGCCCCTTTCATTATTTTCTCTATTGTTATCTAAAAAATGATAATGAGTGTATATCAGATTTTGGCCAAAATAAATACCTATTTGAAAAATGTTATAAAATATATTATAATATATATAGAAAGTGAGGGAGATAGTAATGACTAAGGATTTGAGCACCTACTTTGATTTAAGAGAACTTGTCAAGGATTGCGGAGGTATTGAGAAGTTTAGATTCTTCGGACATTTGAACAAACCTGTCGGTCCGTTTCTCTGTGAGTATTCCGATGACTGGGTAGAGTGTAAGCTGGAAGATGATCGCTCTTATGGCGATCTTTACACGCTTGAATATGGTTACAAGGTAAAGGTTGTTCCTGCGAGAGATATGCGTTATATCGGTCGGCATTTCTATCAATGTGATTTACTTTCTATGATTAAAGATGGCTGCTTCATTCTTAAGACTGGAGACGACAATCGCGTTGTTAAGAGAGAAGGTATCGAACCTCTGTGCGGAAAGGCCTATCTCTATCATCGTTGGCAAGAAGTTGTTAAGGAGTGATTATTATTCGTATCTGGCACCAAAAACTTATTCCCTATCTTGACCGTCAGCGTCTCTTAGGTCAGCATCGAGAATGCGCGGCTCTAAGAGGAAAAGGTTGGGGCAAGAAACACGCAACTGTAGACTACGCTTTTACACATGACCCTGCTCTACTTGTCGCTTATCATTACCTGATTATGGACGAGATGGAGAAGCGTGGCTACCATCCAGATAAGATTTGGAAGAATCCTAACTGGCGAGGAAGTACATTAGGTGAGGATACATGGATTTCTGATTCTAAGTATGAAGAGATTTATGAATCTGCTAAGCAGGGTAATATGGTTTATCCTGAACACGATGACGCTTATTTGCAGGAGTGTATCAATATCCTGCATGAAAAAGGTATCGACATTACGATGTAACAAGAGAGGAGATAGCTATATGATGCCCTATGTTTGTGATGGAACTATCGTAAGAGTGAGAGACGGTCGCACTGGTAAAGTCATCTGCGTTGATAGAAACACCAAGATTGCAGTAGTCTATACTGGTAAGGCATCTATCTCCACAAAGATTGAAAATCTTGAGGTTATTTCCTACAAGGAGGTTAAGTAAATGCCCGGAAGAGTAAGAGTTCATCGCCTTTCTCCCGAAAAAGAGGGAGAATACAAGATGCGTATTCTTAGCATCTTGAATGAGTCCGAAGAAGCCATGACGATTGATGAAATCAAAAGCCAAGATATGATTCTTCAGCCGTTGACTTCTCAGAAAATGGCAAGACTTATCGGCAATCTGATTGAAATGGGACTTGTGCGGAAGGGTAAGTCTAAGAGCCTCGGACGCATGGTTTATAAGGCTGTAGCAGTCATGATTAGTCAAGGCTACGACGTGAATGAAGAGGAGGAGTAAAATATGGCATATTTTGGTTTGGTAACTAAGTTGCAGAACTGCCGCAAGGACGAGAACTCTGATCGTCTATATCTGGCAGATTGCTTCAATGAGGGTGTTATCGTCGGCCCCGATATGAAGACCGGCGATCTGGTTCTGTACCTGCCGACCGATGGTTAGGTCGATCATTGGTTTGGCGATAAGTTTACCTTGTTCCGTAAGAATGAGGATGGTACTGAGTAGGGCGGCTATCTGGAGAATAACGGTCATGTGCGGGCTATCAAGCTTCGTGGTAACGAGAGCTCTGGCATCGTCATCTCTCTTGAGCGTGTCTATGAGACTTTCGGCAATCAGCATTGGAAGAACGGAGATAAGGTAAATACTATCAATGGCAAGGAGTTCTGCCGTAAGTATATCCCTAAGCGTAAGACTCCAAGCACAACTCCTAAGACTTCCTACAAGGGTCGTAAGGCAGAGGGTATTACCTATCCTGAGTTTGCAATGCATACTGACACCGAGCAGCTTGCATACAATCTGGATAAGTTCCGTCCCGGTGATGAGCTGAATATGACTCTTAAGATGCATGGCACCTCTCAGCGTTCTATGAACACCTTTGCTGAGCTACCCAATGGCTTCTTCCGTCGTCTATTCCATATGAAGAAGCGTCTGAAGCAGGCTTATGTTCTCGGTACGCGCCGTTGTGTTGTAACTGAGAACTCTCAGGGCTACTACGGCAATGATCTATTCCGTATGTCTCACCATGAGGCATTGAAACCCCATCTTGATCCTGGTATGGAGGTCTTCTACGAGGTAGTGGGATACTACGGCCCCTCTGAGAATGATACCATCATGCCTATCGGCGATAACTCCAAGCTAAAAGATAAGGCTTTCCAAAAGCTGTTTGGTAAAAAGTCTATCTTCTCCTACGGCTGCAAGCCCGGTGAGTCCCATATGTGGATTTATCGCATCACTTCCGAGAATGGTCAGCGTGAGTGGACTCCTGACGAGATTACTGCTTGGTGCGAGAAGCATGGCTTTAATCGTGTCCCGGTGATTGAGAACTTCAAGTTCACTACTGCCGAGGACCTGCAGGACCGCATTAACAAGTATTTCGAGGACTTGGTCGATCCTATCGGTAAAACTCATGTTAAAGAGGGCGTTGTAGTTCGTATCGTCAACCGCCGCACCTTTACTGCTTTCAAGTCTAAGACTTACGAGTTCAAGGTGCTTGAGGGTATTATCAAAGAGACTGAGACTGCTCCAGATATGGAGGAGGCACAGGACGAAGTATGAGAATTATCTTCTACGGTCTGTGGCTGATTACTATTGTTGTTGGTTCTATTCTAGGAACAATAGTTCCTCCTTCAGCCGTCTATCTTACCGGTTTTACGACAGGAATTCTCGCTTTAATACTCTTGCGCTTTGCCTCTCAATTTAAGGATTAAGGAGTATAGATTATGCTTTACTGGGGTATTATTCTTTTTATTTGTATCATCGTCTTTGTTGTTTCATTGAAGGCACTCAATAAGAGTTGCTGGGATAGCACACTCTATCTTGTAAGTACACTTCTTGCTGGAGTGGTAGCAGTTATTATTGCATTGGTAATGCTTTTAACTACCTGCGAGTATAGAAGCTTTTTGGCTTCCTTTGAAACTCAACGAACAATTATTACGCAAATGTCACAGACACATCAATTTAACGATAATACACTTATCTATGTAGCAGATATGATTGACGCTAATCAAAAGCTAGCTGAAATTCAAGGTAGTAAGAAAGCTTGGGCGGATGGAGTATGTACCCCGATAGTGTCATGGATGTCGTTCCCATCGGATTAGAAAACTAAATGCAAGAGACTCTTACCTAGCCAGTAAGAGTCTCTTTATTTTTATAATAATATATTATATAATATATATAAAGAATGAGGAAAGGAGTTTTCTATATATATATGCAGAAAATTCTAATTGTAATTGATATGCAGAACGATTTCGTAACAGGGCCTCTCGGCTCTAAAGCCGCGCAAGTGGCTGCGAAGAATATTGCTGCGCACATCAATGAATATGACACGGTAATTTTCACCCGCGATACCCATGGCCCAGATTATCTGGATACATTGGAAGGAAAGTTCCTACCAGTCCCGCATTGTATCAAGGATACTGAAGGATGGGAGATTATCCCTGAACTCGTTAATGGAGTTTCCAAGGTGAAGAATCTCTACGTCGTCGATAAGGATACCTTTGGCACTTTCATTTGGGGAAGTATGTCTGTAAATATGTCAGTAGATGAAGATACTACCATTGAAATTTGCGGCGTATGCACCGACATTTGTGTGGTATCCAATGCTCTTATCATGCGGGCTTTTCGCCCTAATCAGAAGATCAAGTGTCACAAAGGCTGGTACGAGTGTTGCAGCACATGAAGCAGCTCTTAAAGTTATGGAATCTTGCCAGATTGAAATTGTTTAAGGAGGCTTAATATGCTATTTGTTCGCTCTAGAATAGACGAAGCTTGGGGTTTTGAGGATAAAACCTGGATGCCAGTTAGTCAAGACCGATTTCCAGATGGAACGCTGCACATGACTGCTCCTAAAGATTCCTTATTTAAGACCTCTAATGTCGATATCTACTGGAAGTATAACAACGATGCAGAATTGTTCTCGCTAATTTGCCTGCGGAAGCACTATGCTGATTGTAAAAATGTCACACTTTATATGCCCTACTGTCCGCACGCCCGCATGGATAGAGTTAAGGGCACAACCGATGTATTCACTCTCAAGAGTTTTGCAGATGTTATCAACTCTCTTGATTTCATCAAGGTGGTTATCTATGATGCCCATAGTAATGTAACACCTGCGCTAATTGATAGAGTGGAAAATCGTCCGAATACTATGTTCGTTGAACGCACTTTACTCGATATCGGAGACGATAATCTTGTCATGTATTATCCCGACGAAGGGGCTATGAAGAGATATTCTGAGAATTGCCAGCGCCCTTATAGCTTTGGCATGAAGCGCAGAAATTGGGAGACTGGTAAAATTCTCGGTGTAGATATTATCAATAGGGAGATTGTAAAAGACAAGAATATCCTCATTGTTGATGATATTTGTTCTAAGGGCGGTACATTCTACCATTCAGCGCAGGCTCTGAAAGACGCGGGCGCCGCAGATATTTACCTCTTCATCACTCACTGCGAAGATTCTATTTTCAAAGGCAACTTACTCGAAAGTGGCTTGATTAAGCACATCTACACCACTGATTCGTTGGGCCATGATATTCTCTTTAACAAACAGATTACGGTTTACAACCTGCGAGAAATCATTTAAGGAAAGGAATTGTATATAAATGTTTAATCCTCTTTTGATGATTGACTTCTATAAGAGTACCCATCATGAACAGTATCCCGTTGGACTGACTAAGATGGTTAGTTACTACACTCCTCGTATGAGTCGCCTTAAGGATGTAGACAAAGTAACTTTGTTCGGTCTACAGGCTTTTATTAAGGAGTATCTTATTGAGGGCTTTAACGATAATTTCTTTAATCGCCCAGAAGAAGAAGTTGTCGCAGAATATGAGCGAGTTCTTAATGCTACTCTCGGTCCTGGTGCATTTCAGTCTGAGAAAATTAGGGACTTGCATCGACTGGGCTATCTTCCTCTGGAAATCTCTGCTGTCCCTGAAGGCACCAGAACTGCGATCGGCGTCCCGCAGATCGAGATTACCAACACTCACCCCAACTTCGTTTGGTTGGTGAATACTATTGAGACCCTTCTGTCTGCCACTATGTGGCATACACAGGTATCCGCGGAAGTTGGCTATCGGTATCGTCAGATTGTGCAGAAATATCACGATATAAGCTGCGATGATAATGTTCCTGTAGCTCGACTGCTTGGCGACTTCTCTATGCGTGGTCAGCAGTCTGCGGAATCCGCAATTAAGAGTTCTGCGGGCTGGTGTCTATCTTTCCTGAACACCGCGACTGTTCCTGCAATTATGTGGCTTGAGAAGAACTATAATTGCGACTGCACTAAGGAACCTGTTGCTTACGGCGCAATCTCTACCGAGCATAGTGTTATGTGCTCTAACTACGCGATTGATGGTAACGAAATTACCCACATCCGCAGACTTCTGACAGAGATTTATCCTCACCACAATTTTTCTATGGTGTCTGATAGTTACGACTATTGGAATCTCGTAGAGAAAATTCTCCCGCACTTGAAAGATGAAATCATGGCACATGATGGTTGTCTTTCTATCCGTGGTGATAGCGGCGACCCTGTTGAGATTATCGCAGGTAAGGAAATCATCTATCTCAATGAGCAGGAGTGGGAGAACCTAAAAGATGACCCAAGTGAGTTTATTGCTGAGTTCTTTGAGCGAGATTTGGATAAGGACACTCAGCAGATTTTCTCTTACAATGGAGAATATGCTCTCGCTGACATTACAGTCGAATGGACTAATGAGCGCGGCGCTTGGACCGATTGCAAATATTGGTACATTGAAGGCTATGATGTTAAGCTGACTGAAAACTATGAGCTTACTTCTGAGGATAAAGGAACTGTCTGGTGTCTGTGGGATATTTTCGGTGGAACCATCAATAGCAAGGGTTATAGGGTCCTTGATCCTCACATTAAAGCTATCTATGGTGACAGTATTACTCCTCAACATTGCGCTCGTATTTATCAACGTCTTGAGAATAATGGATTTGCTATTAACAATGTTTCCCTTGGTGTTGGCTCTTTCTCCTTTATGTGCCTTGAGGAAGATGGCAGCTTCAATCCTTACACTCGTGATACCTTTGGTATTGCTGTTAAGGCAACTTACGCGGAAGATGCAAATGGTAAGCCTATTATGATTTACAAGCAACCCAAGGCTCTTAGCTGGAAGAAGTCTCAAAAAGGCTGCTGTCGAGTAGCTCTTGATGGTCAGAGTTATGAAGATGAACTAACTTGGGCAGATCATCTTGGTGAAGATAATCTGCTTCAACCTGTATTCCGTGATGGTAGTATGATTAAGGAGGACACTCTGCACGATATTCGCGCACGGCTGTATAAGGAGGGCTTTCAATGAACGATCCATTCCTTGATATCAATAGAGTAGTTGATAGACTCTATAATGAATATAAGCGATATGGTGATATTATTATCGCCTTCGACTTTGATTACACGGTTCATAATTTCCGTGACGAAGATTATACTTACGAGCGTGTGAGTGAAATGTTGCGGAAATGGCAGCCCTATGCTAAGCTCGTGGTATTTAGTGCTTCTCAGGAAGAGCGATATCCCTATATTGCAGATTATCTCAATCAGAATAACATTCCTTTTGATGCAATCAATGAGGATGTTCTGACTGAGAAGCGTAAGCCAACGAGAAAACTGTATTATAATATCTTGCTTGATGATAGAGCAGGACTTGGTAGCGCTTACACGGCATTAGATATGCTATATAATAGACTAGAAGCAGAAGGAGAACTGAAAACATGGAGAACGTAATTACCAATATCACTAATTGGATTAAGGATTACTTCGTAAATAATGGTCCAGATTGCAAAGCTATCATTGGTATTTCTGGTGGCAAAGATAGCACTGTAACTGCGGCTCTGCTTGTTAAAGCGCTCGGAAAGAATAGAGTTATTGGTGTAAAAATGCCACAGGGTAATCAGCATGACATTGATGTTGCCAATAAAGTAATTGACTATCTCGGTATTGATAGTTATGAGGTTAATATCGACGAAGTTTGCAAATCTCTGTATAATGCTATCGACATCGGCTATAATTTTGAAGGCTCGGTCGAAAGCATTCCACAGATTGCCTCTAATTCCCCAGCCCGCATCCGCATGACCGTTCTTTATGCGATTGCCGCACGTGAACATGGCAGAGTAGCAAACACTTGTAATAAGAGCGAGGATTTTATTGGCTATTCCACTAAGTTCGGAGACGCAGCTGGCGATTTCTCCGTACTATCTGAATATACAGTTTCAGAAGTGCGGCAGATTGGTAAAGCACTTGGTATCCCTAACGAGTTTATCTTTAAAGCGCCAGAAGATGGTCTTAGTGGCAAGACAGATGAAGATAATCTTGGATTTACCTATGATGAACTCGATAACTTCCTACTGCAAGGACATTATCCATCTTATGATGTTTATAAAAACATTGAAGAGCGACATAAGCGCAATCTCCACAAGGTAAAACCGATGCCTTCTTGCCCTAGATATTACTCAACGCGCGATTGGGAGGTATAAAGAGAGCCTTACGGCTCTCTTTATTTTTTATAAAATATATTATATAATATATGTATAAGAGAGGGGAGAAAGAGTATGAAAGAAATGTTCCATAACATTAAGAATGGTGAATTGCCTGTGCCTGGTAGTAAGGTGTTTATCCGTCTCGATGAAGAGACTACTCGTGGATATGCTTATCCTGAAGCCTCTATTGTTTCTGTGCAAACTTGGCGTGATGGACATATCCATTTTATCGAAGATTCTGGCGAACAGTACATGGAGTTTTTCCCTCAGTATATCAAAGATTGGTGCTATCTTTCTGATCTGATGAAGTTACACTAAAGGAGGTATATAATGGATTTATTTTCACTACTTGAGAATCTCAAGCTTGATCTTGAATGGGCAGAAGCTAATGAGTGGGTAGCTCCAATTTGTCTTGCTGACGATTTGCAAGAAACTATTAAAATCATTGAAAAGGAGATAGAAGAATAATGGCTACATATGCGTGCTCTGATTTGCACGGTAGATTGGATCTACTGAAGCAGATTCAGGATTTCTTACAACCCGATGATACGGTTTATTTTCTCGGCGATGCCGGAGATAGAGGCCCTGAGCCTTGGGAAACTATCAAAGCAGTCGCTCAGGATAAGCGTTTCATTTATCTAAAAGGCAACCATGAAGATATGCTGGTAAAAAGCCAGGAAGATGAAGTGCGGAGAGAAGGGTGCGGAATACTTGGGAGAAACTTTACTTTGCTTTCTCAAAATGGTGGTGGAGAAACTTTCCTTGACTGGCTTTTAGAACCAATGAAAACTGGCTGGTGGAATTATCTCAAGAAACTACCAACCTATAAGAAATATGTAAATGAACAGGGAATCACTATCCATCTCTGTCATGCTGGCTTTAATCCAATGCAGGATGATGCTATCCCTAATGACGACGATCTACTTTGGGATAGATGCCATTGGCACTCTAAGGAGCCTATTTTTGGTGATAAAGAAATTTGCGTGCACGGTCATACTCCTATTCCATATCTGTTAAAACGAAATAATTGGAGCGATGAAATTCCAGATTGGGATGGTGGAGCTTGGTGGTATGCACAAGACCACAAAGTTGATTTGGATTGTGCAAGTTGGTATACTGGTTATACTGTATTGTTGGACTTAGACAGCTTTGATGAACATATCTTTAGTGCTACCGACGCAATTAACCTTTCTAAGAAGGAGGAATGGTGATGATTCCTGGACTGTATAAAGTTTTTAACGAAAGATGGAATGGACAGACAACTTGGGTATATTCAGATCCTCATTTTGGTGATAAAGAACTCGCCGCTGGAACTCCGGGCCGCCCCTCCGATGAAGAACAGGTTAAACTTATCAATAGCAAAGTTGGTAAGAAAGATGTTCTGATTATCTTAGGAGACTGCGGCGACCCGGCTATATGCGCTAAACTTCGTGGTTATAAGGTGCTTATTATGGGGAACCATGACGCCGGTCGCAGTAACTATGAGCGCAGAAAAGTTTCCCGCAAGTTCCCTAAAGAAGTTTTTCAGAAGTCTGAGGCTCTTGATGAAATGAAGCGTGTCTATCCTGGTTGTCAGTATTCTATTACTGAGGGGTATGACTTCCACTCTCCTTTTGAGTATTGGGAAGTCTTTGCGGACAACAATCTCTTTGACGAGATCTATGAGGGGCCTCTTATGATTGGTGAAAAACTCATTCTCTCTCATGAGCCTCTTCCTATGATGCCTTGGGTGTTTAATATTCATGGTCATGTCCATGATCGTCGTCATAAAAATGACGACAGACATCTAAATGTTTGCTCTGACGCAATTAACTACAGCCCAGTCAATCTAAATAAGTTGATGAAGAATGGGCTTACTTCAAAAATCTACTCTGTACATCGACAGACTATTGATGTAGCTACGAAAAAGAAGGAAAAGAGGAAACGCAATGGATAATCTTATGGATTTAATATTCGGTATTGTTTACAATGACCATGATTCCGATCTCATTGGGCGCGATCAGGTTGATGATTATACTATCGACACTTGCCTGACCGCAGATCAAGGTTATGAAACCGCAGTTTGGGTAGCTGACCATAATATGGTTATTGTGGCTCGTTATGCCACTAGAGAAGAAGCTGTACTGGGGCATCGTGAGTGGGTTAATAGATGTAAAAGCCATCCCAGTTCTGCTTATAGCGTTCAGTTTGAGCGCGATATTCTATTTTAATATAAGGAGTTTATTATGATGGATGATTTTCTGGCTATTCTGGGAGCTATTGCTTTGATAATCGCAACAGTACTCATTCTTCCCTTTATCTCTTTTTGGCTGTGCTATTTCGGAGGATGGGTGGCTTCTTCTCACTGATGGTTTAAATACTTTGTTCCAGACAACTTGGTTTACCAAGGATATGATTCCACTTTGCGCCGGTACGCTCGGTTGGATTGGCAGCTATTTCAAGACTAGTAATCTCGGAAAGAGCAAGGATTAAAAGAAGAATCAAGGGAGCTTTTTGCTCCCTTGATTTTTTTATTATTTTATTATATAATATATGTATAAGAAAGGGGAAGATTGAAAATGCCTATTCATGATGAACTTGGAACTCGGATAAAAGAGTTCTACGAAAGTGTCCCTAAGACCAAGCTAATGCGTCGTACACCTGTTGCCATCCGCATTGATGGCAAGGCTTTCCACACTTTTACTCGTGGTTTTAATAAGCCGTTCGACGATGTACTGATTAGCACAATGCAAAATACAATGAAATATCTCTGTGAAAATATTCAGGGGTGCGTGCTTGGATACACTCAGAGCGATGAAATCACGCTTATCCTCGTTGATTACAAGCGGCTTAATAGCTCCGCTTGGTTTGATTACGAAGTGCAGAAGATGTGCTCTATCGCTGCTTCTATGGCAACGATGGCTTTCAACAAAGCATTTAATGAAGGAGTCCGGCATAGGAATCTAGATTATTATGCCGCTCATGCGACTATGGATAACCCTTACCCACAAGATGATTTGGGCCAGACTTATGCAGTAAAAGCACAAATGGGCGCCATGTTTGATGCTCGTTGCTTCAATATTCCCAAGGAAGAGGTCACCAATCTCGTTTATTGGCGTCAGTTAGATGCAACCCGCAATTCTATTCAGATGGTAGGCCAGGCTAATTTCTCTCACAAAGAACTCCAAGGTAAATCTTGTGAGAAAATTAAAGAGATGCTAATCACGGAGAAAGGGATTTCTTGGGAAAACTTTCATCCTATGTATAAGCATGGCTCTTGTTGCATCAAGGTTACAACTGAGACCGATGGTGCAACTCGCTCTAGCTGGGAAATTGATAAAAATATTCCGCTATTTGTCGGAGAAGGACGCGAGTATATCGAATCTCTAATCCAATGTCAGGAGGAATAACAATGGCTGAATGGCAAAAAGGAACAGGATGGAAAGAATGGTTTGAAATTACCGGCGCTGATGGAGTAGATTTCCACCCAATTGGTCAAGATCCGCGTAAAAACCCAGTTATTGTGTTGCAATCTAATACCAAGGAAGATATTCTAGAAAAAAAAGTTGGCTATCCAAAAAGTGATTATTCATTCTGGAAAAAAATCAATGGCAAGAAATATTATATCTCTCTTGATAATCCGATTGAGCTAACTCACAAGATCAATGTAACCGCAGAAGCAGAGTATGTTATGGGGCATCTGCGAGGTGGATACTATAATGGAAATCTTGAGCTTTCTGATGAAGATTATAAAGAATTTCAAAAAGCGCCTAAAACCTTTTTGTTAACTCACCCAGAGTTATGGGAAGATTGGCCTTTTACAGTAGATGGGTATAGAATTGATGATATTGGAAGCATTAGTGAAGTCTATTTTACTGATCAAACTCACAGATATAACTAACTAAAAATCAAAAGACTCTATTCTTTAGAGCCTTTTGATTTTTTTATAAATATATATTATAATATATATAGAAAGTTAAAGAAAGGAAGTTATGGATGATGACTTTTCGAGTAATTCTTCGTAATGGTGTTTCTTTTAATGTTGTTGCAGATGATCTTGAAACAACGATTTCTAATCTTAGCGGAAACCTTTATAGTTATACCTTTAAAGGAGTTAAACACAATAAACCATGTTATCTAAATCCAGAAGACATTGTAGCAATTCTACGAGTTATGAGCGACGAGGAGAGCGATAATGATGGCAAGAATTGATAAGCCTACTGCGCTTAAAGCATTGGACACTCTCGACGGTATCATTGATAGTCTAGATTGGAGTGGCGTGTTCATTGATGACGAGCTAAATAACATTGAAAAGTCAATGGCTATCATTCAGCAATTTATTGAACAGGAGGAAAAGTAATGACTCATCCGCATGGTATATTAGGTTATCACGATAGTCCAAGATGCAAATCCGACCTTTGGTCTCCTGTCCAATGTCCTTGTGCTCAAGAGAATCGAGCTTTTTCTTCTTTTGCTGAACATCAGCAGGACCTTGAAGATGCTGTTAATTTGCTCATTGAAGCAAGAGTAAAAGGTGAGAACTGCTCTATTCAGTTTGAAACCGAGGTATCTGATGAAGATATTGCTTGGGTGATGGCTGAAGTTGAACGGAGGTTAAGATAATGATAAAACTATTTGAAAAGATTCGCCACTACTTTTCCAGAGAATCTTGTTACACCGAGATGGAAAAATGCGGCTATGCTACTATGGGATGCTGTTGTGGTAGAGCTGGTGGAACATGGGCAACAAATTATTTATCAGAAGCTTGTCTTGACTGTAAACATTTAGTCCTCGATACAAAATCACTAGATGGAGGCGAAAAGAATGACAACTGAACTGAAAGTCATGGTTGGAGTACCCGGTAGCGGAAAATCTACTTGGGTGAAGCAAGAGGTAGCACGAATCGAAGAAGAGCATCGCACCACTTGCGTAGTTTCCAGAGATTTCGTGCGGCAGTCTATCTTGACCGATCGTGATGGCTACTTTGACAAAGAAGTTGAAGTATTCAACGAATTTATCCGACAGATTAACGAAGCTATGGAACTGGGTATTGATGTTGTGTTTGTAGATGCAACTCACATTAGTCCTGCTTCTCGTGCAAAGCTTCTTGGGCGGTTGATCGTAGATCCGCATACCAAATTGACCTTTGAAGTCATTGATGTTCCTGTCGAAACCGCGCTTGAGCGTAATGCTCAGCGGACTGGCGTTGCCAGAATCCCCGATTCCGCAATTAAGAAGATGAAGAAGGGGTTTTCTATTCCTACTGAAAAAGAGTTCCCTAAGACTAATTGGGGTTTTTCTAATATTGAGGTGCGTGTGCATCATTAAGAGAGGGTGATAAAATGAATATTTGGATTTCTAGCGACTATCACTTCAATCACGATAAGGAATTTATCTGGAAAGCTCGTGGTTTTGAGAGTGTTGAAGAGATGAATGAGACTATCGTAAAGAAGAATAATGAGTGCGTGGCCCCTGAAGACACTCTTATTATCTGCGGCGACCTCATGCTTGGCGGAGCTGATAAGCTTGAGGAAGGGATTGCTTTGCTCAATCGCATGAATGGTCGTAAACTCGTGGTTGGTGGTAACCATGATACTGCTAACCGCAGAGAAGCCTATCTTAGGGCTGGTATTCCCGTGTTTGACGCTTATGCTTTCACTTACCGCAAGTATCATTTCTATGCTTCTCATTATCCTACTTTAACCGGTAATCTTGAGAAAGAGTCACTTAAGCAGGTGACTTGCAATCTCTTTGGTCATACCCATCAGACAAGCAATTTCTACAATGAAATTCCTTTCATGTATCATGTGGGAGTCGATTCCCACGAGTGCTATCCCGTTCTCCTTGATGACATTATCAAGGAAATGAATGAGAAGGTTGAGGAGTGCAAAGCTCAGCTGTAGATTGAAGAGTCAAGTCCTATCATAAGATGCGATAAGTGTATGTATACCTATCCTAATTGTGGCGGTATCCCTGAGTTTTGTAAATCTTATAAGCGAGATCCTCCCGACGGAGGCTACTATGGATAACTAAATAATTTAATATAAAGGAAAGAAAGATATGCTTATTTTTGCCATTTTCCTCGTTTTGATTGCACTTACTGCTTTCATTACCTGCTCTATTGTTTGCGGCGCAGCCAAGAAGAAGGCGGCTGAAACCAAGGACGATTGGGAATGTCGTTCGTATACAAAGGTTGTCAAGTCTGTCACGCGTGTAAAATGGATTGCCACGATTGGTGCGCTCGTTATCTTGATTATCGTGCTAGTAATCGGCGGCATCCGCGTTGTTGACGAAACTGAGGTTGGTGTTGTAAAGACCTTTGGTGAAATCTCTGGCACTGTTGATTCTGGCCTTAATTTTATCAATCCTTTGACGCAGAAAGTTACTATGTATGACCTTCGTGTTCATGTCCGTGAGTCTTCTTTTGCTTCCTATACTAAGGATGCCCAGCCCCTCACTGCTGCGATTGAATATCAGTACGCACTAAATCCTGCTTTTGCTGAAGACGTGGCGCGTGAGTATGGCTCATATGAGATTCTGGAAACCAAACTCAGTAACATTGTTGAAGAAAGAGCCAAGATTGTATTTGCTCATTACAGTGCTATGCCCCTCCTTGAGAATCGTTCAAATCTCTCTACTGAAGTTGCCGAGGAAGTTAAGACCATTGAGAACCTATTCCATGTAACTTTTACCTCTGTTGTAGTCAAGGATATTGATTTCTCTGATGCTTTTGAGGCTTCTGTCGAAGCTAAGATGACCGCGGAGCAGGCTGCTCTAAAGGCCGAGCAGGATAAGAAAACTGCTATCATCCAGGCTGAGCAGAAGAAGGAAGTTGCCGCCATTACTGCTGAAGCCGCTATCGCGCAGGCTAAGGGTGAAGCCGAGGCTCTGGAAATTACTCGTCAGGCTCTGCAGAATATGCCTGACACTTGGGTTCAGCAACTTTGGATTGAGAAGTGGGATGGCAAGCTGCCTACCACACAGGCGGGTTCAGACGCCGCGATTATTGTAAATCCCAATATGGGTAACTAAAACTAGCCCCTAGTTCAATTGAGCTAGGGGCTTTTCTTGTTTATCCCGTCTGTCTCTGAGTTTCCGCGCGTATAGGCCCAGCAAATTTTTCGGAGAAATAGGGCAAATTTGATTTATCTATAAAATTTTGCTATCATATAGATAAAGAATTAAATAAGGAGAACAAAACTATATGAATTTGGTTAAAGCTATATATAAAGCTCCTGTGATTATGAAAGATTATTGGGAAGAGGAAGGTATCACCAGTGTAAAGATTTGCTATCAAGGGCATACTTTTCATGGCGCTGCTGTACTAAGCAAGGGTGATGAAGGTTTCTACTCTAAGAAAGTTGGATATAATATTGCTCTATCAAAAGCAAGAATTGAAGCCCTTGAATATTTTTATAAGCAAGAGAGAGATAAGTTTAATGTCCGCAATCAGTTTTATCAAGAGGTATTAGGTCTTGGGGTTAAAACTCCTGCGGAAGTAGACCCATTGGGCGCTTTTAATCGAAATATGATGCGCTGCAAATATAGAGCCGCCGCGCTTAAAGAGGCTCTTGATAAAGAGAAAGATATGTTACATAAATATATTCTTGGTCAAGATAAAGCTATTGAATCTGTCAAACGCTTTAGACAGAAGGCCGATAATAATTAACAAACTTCTCTTATTTATTATAATAACATAAGAGGTGGTTTTATTGGTAAATATTTTAATTGGAGTTCTCCTTATCACAGTAGATGCCACCTTACTCAATAGTATTAGTGAAATTATAAGTGCTATTACAGAACTTATTAAAGCTAATATAAACGAAAGGATTGTTCGTCACAATGTTGCGATTAATAAACTTAGTGAAGGAGAAACTCAATCTAGGGCAATCGGATTTGCCACTACATACGAAGAGGAAGATGAACATGAACTATGATGTACGGTTTCCAACAGATAGATACTTCTACGATACTTGCTCCCTTTTGTTGGCCGGAGAAAGTCTATTTGAGCAGGATAAGAAGCCCTTCTTAGTTTCTTCAATTACGCTAAAAGAATTAGAGAGAATTAAGACAGCTTCAAACAAGGATGCTGACATCAAGTATTCGGCTCGTCTATTGCTTCATTTATTTGAAGAATATCCAGATAAGTATGAAGTAATCCCGCACAAAGTAGACAATGAGTTCGTAATTAAAGAAGCTGGTTTCGATGTTACTGATGATACTCGCATCTTGTCTGATGCCATTGCGTGCGACAAAGAAAAAGATATTGTCTTTGTAACTAACGATTTAAGTCTAAAACATATCGCTAATTGCTTCTTTGGTAATGGAATGATTGAGAGCGTTCCAGAAGAAGTAGACGATTATACTGG